TTTGTATCAAGAGATCTAACCTTTGCGAGCAATTCAGTGTTAAGTTCTTTTGTTCCATCAGGAAGAACTTTTCTGGTTTCAAAAATCTTTCTAGTGCGATCATAAACCATTCTAGCGTGTTCTTCTTTAGATATGTTTCTTGCCTTTAAAATAGAATCATCTACTAGTTTAGGATTATTCTTTAAAGCATTAAGAATTTGAGCAACGGCTTCTGCTTCATCATCTAGATAGGCCACTGCTAATGAACCTAGTTCATCATTTGAAGCATAAGAGATACGCAATAACCAGGTAACTAATGAACTCTCATTAGTAGGATCAATAGCAACATTCTCAAACCCTCTACCAGCAGCTCTGGTGTATAGAGCCTTAGGAGCAATTAACTTTAATTGTTCTGACCTTACACCGTGGTTACGGGTAAACTCTACAGCATCGGTTAAGAAACTTGCACCAGTAGCAAAATTTAATCCACCTTCAGAAACTACAGATAATAAATTCTCTAGATCTCCATAGACTATTTGCTCAGTTAAGAAATCAACACCTTCTTGATTTAATGGTTTCATACCAAGGGATTGACGGAATCTGTTTATACGACCTTGGGTTAAAGCCTTTGCCATAATAACGCGAGTCTCTTTAACTAAATCTGTTTTTTGCTTTGACTCTATTTTAGCAATTTTTATTTGCAATGCTTCAATTTGTTTTGGATTAGTAGATTTAGCAATTACTTCATTTAATTTTTTGATTGATTCTTTATTGGCAACTATATTTTTATCAAGTGCTGCTATCTCTGCGGCTAATGCTTGTGATTCTTTTTTGTTAACAGTACGCATAACTGCACCTAATGGGCTGTTAGCAAGTGCTTCAAGACCAAAACCTTCAGTTTGCTTTAGACCAGTTAATACTCTAGTAGTTAATCTACGACTTGATACAAGACCCCAAGGAGTTTCACCAATAGCAAGGTTAACCATTAGATCTTCAATAGAGTTACGGATAGCGTAACGAGGACCGGCTAGGGTTAAGAATGACCAACCAGTAACCATCTTCTCTAAAAAAGCATCATTAGCTGGAATACCAATTAACTTCTGTCCCAATGTACTACGAGCACTTGCTCGGTCTAAGTCAACCAAGTTAGGTACATAAACATTATTATTAAAGTCTGAAGCATAAGCACCAACATCAGACATTGGACCTTCTGCTAAATCATATTGTCTTTTGGTCTTGCCAACCATTGTGTCTTTAATTTTTTGAGTTGGTTTAGTTGCATCGTATCCACGAATGTTAGCAATGTTATCCCATAACCCGTAGAAAAATTCTTTTCTTTGACCAGTATCTTCTATACCTTTAAATACCTCTGCTGCTAATTTTGATTCTCTTTGAGGTAAAGCAAGACGAGCAAGACGATATATTGATGTTGCAGCATCTGGTGCAGTTACATCAAACTCATTGTTTTTAAACATTGGAAGAACGGTGAAGCGTTGCTTCATACGATCAATACGAGCAGATATTGAATCTGTAGAAAATCTAAAGATACCAACACCTTGATTCTTTTTTAATTTTCCTACATATTCCACATTTTGTTCTACACCATTTACAATTGATTTTATAATACCAGCATCAGTTGCTTCTTCACCAAAGAATTGAGCATTTACTAATTCGGGACCTACTGCATCTATATTAAATACTTTATTGGTTGCAGTTAAAGCTGCTACTCTAGCCTTACGGCCTGCTGTCATACGAGGTGCAATAACTCTTCTTCTAGCACCACCATTTTTGATAAGAGTTTCTAGATCTTTAGCATTATCAAAGAAGGCTCTAGCAGTAAGTACATCTTCTACGCCAGACTTATTGAAAGTCTTAATTATTTCATCACCAAATTCAGGTGCTAATCTAGCAAGTTCTTTATTAATAGCAACTTTTTCAATAGGATTAGTAGATTCTCTATATGCTTTTAATTTAGCGCCGTAGTCATTCCAGAAATCAATAGTTTTACCTTGATTAAAATATCTATTAAAGGCAACTCCATCTTTTGCTGCGCTACCAATAATGACTTCTAAAGAATACTTAGAAACATCATATGCTTTCTTAACCTTTCCACCAATGATTAGTGGATCAGCAATTACTCGGTAGGCTGCATCTACTGCACCTGAAATTGCCTTATATGCAAAACCGTTTTCTTCTAAAGATTTAGGTAATAGAAAATTAGCAAACTGTCTACCAGGAGAATACTTTGCTCTATTTACTGCATCAATAGTATCTTGAAATAAATCTCGTTCTTCTTGTGTGCCTGCTTTATTAGAAACAAGTTGAACATATTTTTGTTGTTCTGGTGTAGCTTCTCTTAATATCTTTCCTTGATCTTCACCGGCAGCAAAGCGCATAGCAATAGCAACTGCATCATTACCGTATTTAAGACGAGCATCATCAATACGATTAGAGTTAAACTTCTTATCACCTTTATCGTTTGCTTCATCCCAAGCCTCTTCAAGACTTACATTTTCTGTAGCAGAAATTGCAGCAGTACGATATAAACGAGTAGTAAAATCAGATACGTTTTGCAAACCTGCAAGACCCATACCTAATCCACTTACAATTTTACCACCAGTATAATTCCAAGCGGTTCCAATTAAACTAGGTTTTGCTTGAATGGCTGGATCTTCATTACCAAAAGTATTAGACAAACTCTTTTGTTGTGCAGGGCTTAATTTTGCTGCTTGTTCTTTAGCTAAATCAGGTGGAAGATTATTTAAACCTTTGTGAACAGATAGGGCTTTTTGATAAGCCTCTATTTTCTTTTTATCTTGCTCAGCTAATTGAGCAGCGACTGCTGCCGCATTTAAATTTTGCGACATTAATTACCTCTAGATAAGGCATCCTGATACAGTATTGCTATATCTCCTGTATTATCAAAAGGAATCATCTCCGCTAAAACATCTGATAATTTACGACCAGCAAACTGTGATTGCATCATTAATGCTTCTGGTCCAGCACCAGCTCCCATTGCAATACCAGTAGTAATAGGTTCATCTGGTCTTTGTGATGGAGCAAATAGTGGAGTTACTGGAGTTACCGGAGTTAAAGATTCTTTAGGTCTACCGCCTACATTATCTGCAATACCACGAGTCTTTGCTTTTGGCGCTGCTGTATTAAGTGCAGCAGTCTCGCCACCTTCTCCATATGATGTTGAACCCAAACTCATATCTGTTCTCTTGGAGTATTTACCTGGGCCTGATGCGCCAGCTAATGGACCTCTTGCCATTATTCCTCCTTTAAAGTTTCTAAGTCTTGCGAAAATTGTTGCCAAATTTTTTCTTCTTGGCTTTTCTGTGTTGAATTGTAGATAGCTAATTGGTGCAGATCATCTGCAAGTGCTTCTACTACTGATACTAAGTTTAAAACAAATCCTGATGCTATTACTAAATAATCCGACAAGCGTACTGGGCGATTCAGATTGTTATCGTTGTTCACCCAGTACTCCCGTCTTTAAAATAATTACGCTTTTTTTCCTTTACGACCTGGTGGTGTCATACCAAAAAACACCTTTCCACCTGCTGGCTTAGAAGTATCCTTCTTGCCCTCTAGCGGCTTTGACATAGGTGCTGCTGCTCTTGATCCTTTATTCATTATTCACCTCCTTCTATTATGCTGCTCCGCCAATAGAGGCGAGTAGTTGTGCGATATCAGGTTTAGGTCCAGCAGCAGGAGCCTGTCCGTTTTGTTGTTGTTCAGTTGGCTGCGAGGCAGGAACGGAAGCTGTTGCTGCTGCTGGAATAGCGGGTTGCTGACCAGTAGGCATACTCATAGCGGGTGCTGTTGGTTGTGGCTCTGGTGCAAATGCTTTTTCTATAATAGTTTCTAACTGGAAACCTTTTTGTCTGCCTTGGATTACTTCAGCAATTCTTGTAATGACTTGAGATGGGTCTTGACCTTGGGCAGCAAGTGCGGGAATAGTTTGTGCATACTGAGCAACAGCAACGCGAAGAGAATCACGCATTTCTTCAATGTCAACTCTTTGCTCTTCTTGCGTAACATTTAACTCCATTGGTATTTCTCGGCGGACATAATCACGGGATACTAACTTATCGCTACGCATTTGTAGTAATGCAATGATGGCACGGTTAGGATCCATACCGGACATAATGCCGTAACGCACATCTACGCCATACTCGCCTTTAATATCACGAGATGGTGTGTACTTCATTGTATAAGGTGTACCGTCATCGGTTCCCTTGATAGTCTTGGTCATATTACCAAAGACGACCTCATCTACCTCAAAACAAAGTGATGTTAATTCTTGGAATAATCTAGCGAACTGCGCTTGTGCTGCTTTAACTTGTGTATCAAAGCCAGCTTGTAATGCTTGAACTCCGCGACCTGTAACAACAGAGGCATCAATATTACCTGAACGAGATTCTGGATAACGAGAACCTAATCTTAACTCACGCTCAAGGACCCCAGACTCTGTAAATACTCCTGCTGGTAGTTCTAGTGGAACTCTGCGGATACCTTGTGGATTAGCAGAACGCATAATTGCATCTGGTCCTAGTGCTAACTCCTGTACATCTTGTGGAATAGCGATAGGTGCTTGAATAGATTTCTCTGCTGCTTGGATCTGCAATACTGCAAAGCGAGCACGGGCAAGTTGAACGGATAGAACATCATCAAACTGTCCACGAGCTTCTCCATCTAAAGATGAACGAAGTGCAACTCTTGCTAAACACTTACCAACTGGGTTAGGTGTATTAGATAGAACTAGATTGTCACGCTCTGGTATAAAAATTAAGTCTTGATCTTTATCGTGGTATCTAACAATAGATAGATAAGGGGAAGCGTAAGAATAAACATTTTTACCAATGATCTTATCGTAATACTCAGGATACTGGGAAGCGATAGTTTCAGCATCGGATGCAATGATCTGTGATATAGATAGGCAACGACCAAAACGGTCTACCTCAGGGTATACACCAAAGGGATTTAGTAAACGGATACGAGGATTGTTTGTCTCATAATCCATTTCAATCATTGCTGGCAATATACCGTAGGTATTAAAGTA